AGTTGCAGTAGAAGCCCTAGTGAAGTCAAATGGAAGCGGTTTAAAGTTGTTGTTCTCGTCATTGTAAGCAAGTACAGAATCTTCTTTTGTTGCCCAGTTTCCGTTTCCGAATTTTAATGTATTTGCCATAATTATCTTATTGAATATTCTTGTCCTGTTGCCATATCACTAAATGAATCCCAAGAGGTTAAACTTTCTAGTTCGCTGTCGGTAAGTGCTGTTTTGAATACTGCTACTTCTTTTGTTCTTCCGTAGAAAGTAGAAACAGTATTATCAGAATCAGCAAACTGTAATTGTGAAAGTCCGCTTGGTGTATTACCGCTTGTAGTTGTTGCTACTTCAAATCCATTTACCCAAAAACTAAAATCGTTTTGTTTGTATTTTAATACTATTTTATTAAAATTTAAAATATTTAATGATGTAGTATTATTATCAAAAATAGTTGAATTACTTGATGTGACTAATACATTAGTACGATTAGATGAACCACCATATCTAAATAAACACGTATTAGAATACGACCCATCAGATATAGAAATTGCTCTATATGTCCCATTATTAGCCAAAGCTGCTATCTCCGCAAACAACACCCCTTCTGAATCGTTGAAGTCATCACTTGTCCCTGCTCCACTTGCTGTTTCTGCTGCACGAGTTACTGTTGAACCTTGTGTTGGTATGTAGGATGTTGGGTAGGATTGTGCTTCTGATTGTGCGCCGTATATGTATATATCTCCATTATCATAAGCATTAGTTCCATCGGTAGTATATATAGCAAATTTTACAAAACTTGTTATGTTTGCAGAAATTGAAACTCTAAACCAATCGTTACCAAAACTTTCAATTTTAGCTACACCTCCATCGCTTGAATATATTATTCCGTTTGTTAAATCAAAAAAGCCATTTGCATCCGTAGCGGCATCTATTCTTAATCGTATTCCGTTTATACTACCTTTTTTAGCAAAACAAGAAAATGTAATATTTCCATTAGATACACTAGGAATATTTTGAGCAGTTTCTCCATCTGCGCTTGTGGTCATTGTTGAAGCATTAATTAACCCCTCTGGAGATGTAGTAGAGTTAGAAGTAATTGTTGCTCCAGACAAACTCCATTGCGTAAAATCCTCACTATAAGATATTAAATTTGTCCTAACAGGCTCTAATAAAAGAGAAGGGCAATCCTGTACCACTCCATTAATTAAAGGATAGTCTAGTCTAGGTGTGTCTATTGCTACTGTTTCAATTAATCCGTCTTTGTTTACTCTTGTAGCTGTGCTGTTTCTATCAAATGTGAAGTTTCCATCCCCGTTAGTCGGCAAAATACTATTCATACTTCCAACACTATAAGCGGTCGGAGTCATAAGTACGCTTTGCGTGTCTGGCTTACTAGCTAATGCCTTATCAGTACCATTTGAATTTTCGTAATTATCCGAACGTGTATAGAGTTTATTTGTTGCTGAAGGATTAAAATAAACATCCCCCCAACCATCTTTTTTAGGACTACCCCAGTTGCTTTTATGATATATTTCGTTTGCCATTATTTGTTTTTTAAGTTTTTATCCGTAAAGTTTAGCGTGTCAAATAATGAAGAACCGAAGATTGTCATATTGTCGATTAAAGTATTTTGCAATGTTATTAGCATAGATTCTAATTCATCTTTTTGCTTAACTAACACTTCAATGTGCTTTTGCTGTGAATCAACCTTAGACTGTAATTGTGCAACTTCTTCTGGATTCTTACCAATTAGTGAAAAGATGACAACTGACAAGCTCCCAACTATTACGCCCACGATTGATATTATAATATCTTTGTTTGCTGGAGGTATAGAGTTGTTTGCCAAATACAGAAGCATTAAAATAACCAGTACAAAAATACCAGCCGCACCACAATAATGGATTAAATCTCTTTTTTTCATTTGTTAAATTGCTTGTATATGTTTACTGCTGTATAAATTATAGTTAAGATTAACACTACCGTTTGAAGTATAGGGTTGAAATCGTTTACAACACTAAAAAGCATTGCTCCTATATTTAGTCCGTATATCTTCAAATCTTGCATAATATTAAGATGTTATATCCCATTGCTGGTTTTCTTCGTTCCAACTGTAAAATATAGCGTTACCATCTGCATCTTCAGTTTCTGTCGGGTAGTCAACTGGACAATCCCACAAACAAGTATCTTCGTTTAAAGTCCAACTGTTAAAAGGTTGTTCTGGAATAAAAGCATCCCTTACTGAATCGTAAGTGTAGCCAGTTCCTGCGTAGTTTTTTCTAAATGGTGTGCCATCATACAAATGAACTCCTCCGCTCGTGTTGTACGAGGTTCTTTTGCAGGTTTGATTTTTCATATTACCGTAGTAAATTTCCCAATCGTGCTGGGTATTGCTTTCGTCTTGACCCACTATGACTTCGGTAACTATGTTGTTTAAATCTAAAAAAGCGTAATGTGCCATATTAATTTATTTTATTGTGTGAATGAGAATGTACCGCTACCTGTTAGATTTGTATATTTAAAATTACTATCACCAGTTACTAAAGTGTTTAAACTAGATACGGATGCCGTTCCAAGTGTTATTGTGTATATTGCTGGGTATCTAAGTATAATAAAACCAGAACCACCAGAAGCTCCATTTCCAGTACCAAAGCTAGCGTGGCTACCACCACCACCACCACCACCAGAGTTAGAAGTTCCATTCGCCGCAATAGTAGATGAACCAGCCCCATTTCCACCGCCGCCAAGTCCCCCTTGTGGGGTAAAATGTGTAGTATTTCTATTTAATCCACCACCACCACCTCCTGCGTAGTGAGTTGATACTCCTGTTATTAAACTGACTTGTCCATTACCACCTTTTCCTCCTAAAGCCGCGGTTGCAGCTCCACCCCTTCCAATCTCTCCAGCACCACCACCACCAGCTCCTGCATTGTATGTAGAATTTACAGCGTTGCCTCCTGAAAAACCTTGAACTGGAGAAGTGTTAGCTGCTCCTCCGTTATAATTTGAAGGATAATTAGCACCTCCACCACCTGACCCACCTGGAAAACCAGTACCTTGAGTACCACCTGCACCACCTCCAGTTGTGGTTATAGTAGATGCTAAAACAAGTTGGGAGGATTGCCCAGAACTTCCAGCGTTTCCAGCAGCTCCGATGGTTACGGTATAGTTTGTATTTAAAGAACCTGCAAGACTAGGCTCTAAAGCTGTATTCCCTCCGTTTACATTTCCTGCTCCGAAAGAAGTTCTAAAACCACCAGCTCCAGCTCCTCCTCCATAGTAATAGTTTCCACCACCTCCACCTCCCGCAACAACAAGATAATCAACAGAAAGACCAGCTGCTTGTTTAATAATAGATAGTATTCTTTTACTTAGCATACGTTAGTTTTTAGATTGTTGCATCAGATGCAAAGGTTGCTACTGAATAGAAAAATACTGGATTGGTTGCTTGGTCGTCTACACATTCAATTTGTAGAATACTAGTTTTTGTATTGTCATAATCCACTTCACTTAGTTTATTGAAAACACCAGTTCCAGAACCTCCAGTAAGTGTAACGGTTTGAGCTTTTAATGGATAGATTGTTATTACTTGACCTTTTTTATAATTGGTTAAGTTTATGGTATATGCACCAATTAAGTCTCCGCTTAATTTAAATGAAGAACCGTTTGCACAATCAAAATTTACAGAACCTGTTAAGGTGCTTATTGCAACTTCAGCCGTAAATCTATTTGCAAGTTCTGCGTGGTCTACGATGTCATCGTTTAACATCGCCTGTGTTACAAAGTTATTTCCATAAATCTCATCGTTATTTTGATTTAATTTAATAAAGGCATTCCTTAGCTGGTCTCCTGTACCATCGTTTGCCGTAGTTCCTGTTAATACCGTTTGTTTAGCCATACTAGTACAATAAATTTTTTATCTTTTTGTTATTTACCTTTTTAAGGTATTTGGTTAGCTTTTCAATGTTCTTTTGTTTTGGTTTATAGCTACCTACCTTTCTTCTTATAATACCCATCCGCTAAAATTTGAATCGTAAGATGGGTTAATATCCCCATTTGAATTACTTCGGTACTCTGGAAATAAAGTATTGTTAAAACTCATATAAGAAATAAACCTATCCGTATAGTATTGTGCTAAATCCCGTTCCTTTTCAACTAGATAATCTACCTCTTCTTTTGATACGTTCTCTGCGTTCTCGCTAGAATGCTTAAATACGCCCTTGTTAGCGATTGTATATGCAGCAAAGGGTAAATATTCAACCATAGCCCAATGTATCAACATAGGCTTTATATGGACGTTTACAAGGCTTAAATAGTCTCCTGTTAAAGTACCTGCTATAATATCAGCTTGTATCTTTTCAAATAGGTCAGTTCCTAGGTAGTTTTGTATGTGTATATCTTGAGCGGTTTTAATCCATTGAATGAAGGAATCCGTATCTACGTTTCCGTTCATTGCAGTAAATTTTACTATGTCCGCTCTTCCTATTAATAATGCTTCTGCCATTTCTTATTTATTTACAAAACCGTTGTTAGGCATATCGGTTGGTCGTTTAGCCACATTTGATTCGTTTTTTTTAGGTGTAAATCCTTCTTTTTTTGCCTTGTTTACGCTTACCTCTGCTCTTGGATTTTTAGCATCTGGAGAAACCCCTTTAGCCATATACGTTTTACGCATCCAGAAATGATGGCAATCACCACCGCCTTTAAATTCCCAGATAGAATAAGTATCAGCACCATTTAATCCCCAACCTGCATTAACCGCCTGGTTACCCATTTGGATAATATCTTCTTTTCTGTATATCTTTTTAGATGCTACCATTTTTGAACAAAACTCCCTACTATTTGCAGAGGATTTTAAAGGTGCATATTGATAACGAACCTTAAATCGTAAACCATCTGACTCTCCATCTTGTTCGCTTTTTGCATTTGGTCTTGCAGAACCAGTAGAAGCTAAACCTATCATTTTATCTAGTGTTTCTTCTTGGTCATAATCAACTTGTCTTTCGTCTACCAATTCCCATTCGTCTAAATCTTCTTCTTCCCCTAGTTCGTCTAGCAAATCAAAAGCCTTTTCGTCATTAAAAGAATACTTAGCCAATTTAACACCTGTTTCTTCTTCCCTTGCTTCGTCTGTTATTGCATTATCTGTATCAATGAATTCAAGCGGTTGTAAGGTCTTAAAATATAATTTCAATGATATACCATTAAAAGCTAGTATATCGTCAATACAGTCGATTAAAAGGTCTTGATACGGTCTTATAGTAACGTTATTGAATAGCAAAGATGCCGTTTTGATTTCATCAGCATTATTTCCGAGTCCGTTGTTGCCTGTTCTTATTCCTAAAAGTAAAGGCGAAGTAATACGGTGGGCAACCATTAATTTGTTTGAACATTCCGTAGAAAGATACTCATAATGCGCTGGGGCATCATTTAAAGGCACGTCATCGATTGTAGTCTTACTTTCAGCGTTGTTGTTAAAGGCGATAATTACCTTCTCTCCACGGCTTCCTGTTAGCTTACGCATTACATCGTTCTTGATGCTTAATTGTTGGTCTTGGTCTGGTATTCCGTTGTTGAAATTTACTACCTTAGTTCCTGAGAAGCCATTTTGAACGTCATTAATTAAATAATCCGAAACTTCGCTTTCTAATTCTGCATAAGCCAAACCACCTTGATAGTCTACAGGGCAGTAATAATCATAACCAGATATATACCTTTTTGCTATTTTAACTTCAGGTTCAGTACCGTTACCAAATCCAAAAGACGCAATTCGTTTAGGTTTATCAGCAGGTTTAATGTTTGCCCAATCAGGGAAATAATAATAAGCCTCAATTTGACCTTCTTCGTTGCATTTCTCCGCTCGTAGTGTTTGGCGTGGAAAGTGTTCTGCTTTATATACTTTTTTGTCCTTGTAGGTAACCTGAAAACTGGCTTCGCCTAATAATTTTAAATCCAAAGAAACCTTTCTTAAACAATCGTTTGAAAAGATGGAACGCATCGCAGCATACTCTTCTGTTTTTGTAGAACTATCTAAAGCATCTAATCCCTTACCGTATATCATTGAGGAAACCCCACCAATAATAGCGTTATTAGTTGCACTATTGGTGAATAGTTCGATTAAATACTGGTAATAGTTGTTATCTGTTCCGTAAGCTACCCATTCCTTTCTTTTATCTTCCGATATTTCGGGTTTGTTGTACGTAGATAAATTAATTACGTGAAGACCGCCTTCTTTTTTGTTGTTATTTCTTGCCATTATAAAACTATAAAGTCGTTAGCTATTGTATTTTTAATGTACTCATTATCATTTACGCTGTATGTAGTAACGTTTTGATTAGTACAAAATATTTTATCTTTAAAGGTTACGTTGTTACCGTCCTTAATTTCTAACATATACATTGTATTCTCTACTAATGTGAAAACGCTACTGTATTGAAAGTAATAATCCAAAGCCGTAAAGGTTGTAGCCGTAGAACTGAATACCTCTTTGTTGGTTGTCTCGTCTTTTATTGAGATGGTGTATGTAGTTCCAGAAGTGTATTCCCTTGGAATGAGGTTTAGGGTTTGGCTATCTGTTGTACTTTGTAATATTGTCATATATATACAATAATAAAACTTTGTTTTTGTTAAATATAACGCATAAAAAAAGGGACAATTAAGCCCCCTTTAATATCTAGTAAATAATTACTATGAATTTGTACCTACTACAATTGTTACACTAGAACTAACACCAGCGTATGGGTCAGCTGCTGTTGGTGCGCTTAAGAAGTTTGCAGGTTGTATTTCCTGACCTACAAACGTAAGTGTATATCCCGAAAGGTCAGCCATTGCAGCCCCAGTAACAATACTACCTCCTGTTATTTCTGCTCCGTGTTCTAAGCCCATAAGGAAAACATTTCCGTTATAGTCTTCTACTGCTACGTGTGGACGTCCATAAGCAAGAAGTTTAATTTCCTTGTTGTCTTCTTTTGATAATTTCTTTAAAGTTAAATTTAAAGTTTGTTCAAAGTAAGTAGTTCCGTTTTCACGTGAAGACGTAATAGCCTGCTCGAAGCTAGAACCTCCTTTTAAATCGTACTTATATGCTGAAAATGTACCACTAAGTACAGTTATTTCATCATCTACCTTAGTTACGGTTCCTAAATCCCCGAAGTCAGTAAAGTAGACTGCTTTTAAGCCTCCTACTACGTCCTTGCAAGGTTCTAATCTACCTTTTGTTAAATCACAAGCCATATTATTTTGTATTAAAAAAGGGTAGGCAGTTATCCCACCTACCCTCTTTGATTAATTAAATGTAGTTATTAAGAATAGAGAACTATGTCAGTTCCAATCCCGTACTGTACTCCTGCAGTAAATCTCATTACTACACGTACATTTTGCGATCCATCAAGGTCTGCCATATCAATAACTTTTACTTCCTGGTTGTCAGATAATAGACCTGTTCCAAAGTATAGGTTAGATTTTTCAGCTGCTACCATTGTGTTGTCAGCTAATCCATTTGCAACCGCAATTTTTACACCATCGAAAGTAAGACCTCCACCGTTGTACCATTGTGTCCCTTTGTTATCTGTACCAGCTGCGCCAATTGTCGCTTGGAATCCTCCTAATGCTCTTACGTAAGCACGTGCTACGTTTTGAGAAACATAAATGAATAAATCTTCAGAAGTATAGATTGTAGAGTTGATAGAATCAACAACTAAACCTAATTTTTCAATAACATTTGCCGCTGTTACCGCTACTCCTGCACCTACGTCAGTTATATCAGCGTCAGCTAACATTAATTCCTTAAATCCTGCAAAATCTCCGTTTGTTGCTGCAGCACCATTCCAGATAGATTGTTCTGTTCTTTGTGCAACTTTAGCAGCAACGTGTCCGATTAAAAAATCAGCAAATGAAGGAGGTAGTGAATCAAAAGCAGAATAGCCCATTGATACTGCATCCCAGTCTGATTGAAAATCTTTCTTACATAACTGTAAGTTTACTTGTTGTGAGGTTGGCTCTAAAATTCTTTCAGTTAGAGTCAAAGTAGAAGTAGGGTCGAAGTCACATCCTGCGTCTTTCACAAGACCGTCAGTAGATACTTTCTTAATTACTTCTTTAAATTTGATATTTGGTTTAATAGAAATTAATCCATTGTCCAAAGTTGAACCGCTTAAAAGTGCAGCAGATATGTACTGTCCTGCAAATTCCCCAGCGTAGGTAGTTGTAATGCTAGTAGTTGTAGCCATTTTGTTTTAGTTTTTAAATTTATTAATTTTTTGGAGAACTCTATCCATCGTGGTAGTTCCTCCTTTTTGAGAATAAAGGTTTAATGCTTTATCCGCATTTGCTTCAGGGTTATGGTTTACTTTTTCAACTTGTGAAAGTTCTTCCTTAACTTCTTCGACAATATTTTCCACAGTTTCTTCAACTGATAATTCATCTTTCTTTTCAATCATTGCTTTAATCTCGTCAATCATTGACTTAACTTCAGCAAGGTCTTCTTTGGTTGCGTAGGACATTTCTTCTTTTTCGTCTTCAGCAGCATCTACCTCTTCAGCAGGTGCTTCTTCTGGAGCTTCTTCTACAGTTTCCCCAATAGACTTAATGATTCCTTCTTCCTCGATAATCAATTCCTGACCATCTTCAAGTTTGTAGCTTCCAATTGGTAGGGCTACTTTATCGTCCTCGGTTACAATAAAAACTTCTTTTCCTTCGGCAAACTCTTCTGCTTCTATAATAGTTCCGTTTTCTAATGCAGCCTGTGCTAATTTAACTTCTTCGGATAATTCTACCCCAAGTGTTTCTTTGATTTTGTTTAACATATCTGTTGCTTTCATATTTATACAATAAAATTAATATTTGTTTGTTATGTTTTTAGTTTGCTGCCGTACAAGCATCACAATCTACATATACTGTTTCTGATTCTATATGATGGTCTCCACTTGATGAAATATTTAAAACCGTATAACAGTTAGAATGGTTGGCGTTTTCAAAATTCATATAATAAACACCTCCAACTGTAAGGGTTCTATCGTGTAAATGAATTTCTTTGTGCATACTGTGACCACATCTCTGAACTCTATAATAGTTTAAATTACCTATATGAACATCCTTTGTTATGTTGCCTATTCCCTGCGAGCGTAGACTTCCATCGCAACACTTACGAGAATATTTATTATCTTTACATAAGCACGCACGTTTATCGTTTTGTGGACTAGGTATTCTACTCATCTTTAAAAAGGTCTTTTAATTTAGATAGTAATTTTTCTGCTTCTAATTCAGCTGATTGCTTTACAGGTTCGTTTGGTCTTTCCAGTTTATCCGCAAAGTAGCCTTCAATACTAAATCCTTTTACTTTTCCGCTTTTAACGTAGTCGTTCCATACGTCATCGTTTTGCACTTTCATTGATAACATCCAAGTTCCAATCGGTACATCCAAACCGTAAAATCTTGTTTTGTCTTTCTCATCTTCTACTATCCAACTTTCAACCGCAGTTAATCCTGTTAGTGGCACATTGTGTTCTAGTGTTGAGTTGTTTTGATTGCCACGTATAAAGAATAGTTCAGAAGCCTTTCTTACAGTTGCTTTTGAAAAATAGATGTAATATTCATTCTCATCGTTCTTGCGATATATAGGCTTATTAGGAATCAAAGCTGCACCCATTAGAATACGCTTCTCTTTGTTCACTTCTGCAAACTTAAACTCTTGGTTTTTCAATGCTATGAAGTCGCTTTCAATTGCAGGGGATTCTACTATTGATACAGCTTCTATTCCAGAAACCTCATCTTCTTCGTCAATAAATAATTCTATTATGTCCATATTAATACAATATCTTTTTAGTGTTTTTGTTAATTATCCTATCGAAGCGCTTTCAATAATGTTTCTATCTAATGCTTGTGCATCGCTCACCTCATTAGATACTACATAGGCTTTTACAGGCTGTTTCTCGTCTTGCCCGATTGATTGTGCCAGTTGATTTGTTTCGCTCGCTCCTACCACGTTAAATGATGGGGGAGCTGATGGTGTTGTGCCTCTTGAAGGTGTAGAAATACTTGGACTACCACCTCCGCCACCTGAAGGCGTTTTAACAGATGCTATTTGTTTCACTGTTGCATAACCAGATGCAAGTATAGACCCTGCTGATATTATTTTCTGAATACTTCCAAAAGGTTCAGGTATTACTGAAGGGCTTTTTAATACTTCGGTAAAACCTAACAAACTATTTATAACAGCTGTAGATATTCCAGCTGCCTTTGCTGCCGTGCTATTTTCCCCAAGTAATGCCGTTACCTGTCCTAATGTTTGAGCTGTTAAAGCTAATTTCTGCTTATTGGTTAATTGGTCTATTTTTATTTCCTGATTCGCTTGGTTTCGTTTTATTGCTGCCGTTATATCCCCAGTTTTTATTGTAGCTTCCTCTTGTTTGCCTACACTTTTAATTAGTATTTTATCTAATGTATCTCTTTGAGTTTGGAAACCATCAATTTCTGCTTGTCTTTGGTCAACTAAAGCCTTATGCGCAGCCTTTTCTTCGTTAATAGCACCTATAATCTGACTGGTTACTTCTTTTTGTTTTGTTAGCCTTTGGGTGTCTAGGTTTATTAACTCCGCTTTTAACGTTGCTTCCTCTGCTAGATCTTCTGCGGAACTTTCACTCAATGTATTTGACTGTTCTTTTATTTCAAGTCTAAGTTTAGCGGCTGCAATTTCCTTATTAGTAATTTCCTCTTCTAATCTTCCTGCTTCTTTTAAAAATTCTATCCTTTGGGTTGCGGTGTATTGTTCTCTATCCGCTGCCTTTTCTAAAAGGTCTGCTCTTTTTCTATTTGCTTCGGCTCTTTCTACAGTTAATTGTCTTTCAATCTTAGTAAGTTCAGCTTGTTTGTCTGCTAACTCTCCTTGTAATGCTATTTCTTTTTTGGTTTCTTCACCAAAGTTTTTCATTCTATTTGTAGCCTCTTCAAATGATTTGGCTGCATCATCAAGATTTCCAGTTAAAAGAGAAAACACACTTTGACTTAAACTGTAAAGTATGTCAGTTACATTACCTGCAACTACTCCTATTTGAGAAAGTACCTTATTAAGTTTGTTAGCACCTTCTTCACTATTGCTAAAGTTAGCGGCTAACGCACCAACGGCTACAACAAACGCACCTATCCCAGTTGCGATAAAAGCAACCTTCATAGCCTTTAAACTCACGTTCCCAGTTCTGATAGCTTTGGTCATTTTCATAAAACCAGTATAGCCACCGCCTGTAACTTTATCTATTGCAGTACCGAAAGCACCCATTTCTTTCTGGGTTTCCTTTGAGGTGTCACCAATATCTTCAACGCTTTTATCTACTTTTTGCAAACCCTTATCCAGACCTTTTAAGTCCTTTTCAGCTTTGCCAGCATTTACTTCTATTTCAATGGTTTTTACAGTTGACATAGTTCTAGTTTTAAAATTTTATATCCTTCTTTAAATGTTTCGGGTAGTTTGTTTTTACCTAACGCAATGTGAGTTAATTTCCCTATTTGCTTTTCCCGTTTTGCTATCTCTAGCATTTGTAAAATATTTTCTATCATTTTTATATAGTTCTTATACCATTATCAGCGGTCACTAATGTAGTGTCTACTGTTACCGTAGAATTGTCAATCGTTTCTGCTTCATCTCTTATATTATCATTTGCCGTAGCCGTAAAGTCTAAGGCTTCATTTATTAATTCAAAAGAAGAAAGCCCATTTTGAAAGTTGGTTGTTACTGTGTTTATTTTATATAGATTATCAAACACTATTATTTTATCCTCAAGACCTAGTTTAGAAATTACAGACATAGGAACGTAAGCCCTAAATTTACTCAACCTTCTTGATTGACTAAAAGCACCTTTGATGTAAGTATCATAATGCGTTTTATATAAAGACTTATCAAAATTGGTTGCAGTCCACTCGCTTTTTTCAGAACCAAAGTTTATTGTTTCGGAATCTTCTTGAACGTTTACCGAATTTGATGGAACGTAATATTGTGGTATTGATGTAACCGAACCGCCTGCCGTTTCTAAAAACGATATTGGGTTTCCGTTCTCTATTTTATTTGCGTAAAAAATAAAGGGCTTGCCGATATATGGAGCTAATTTTGCATCTACCGAATATCCCCATTGTATTGAAGTGTTTGATGTACCGCTGTTTTTTATTCTCTCAAACTTTAGATTTTCAAACGGAAGCTGAACGGTATAGGTGCTGCCTTTAGATATCCCAGGGTTTTCATAAGCTAAACCGCCCCAAGTATTTTCAAAACTAAACTTATGATTGTAAGCTAATAATGTTTTCGGTTCTTGATATTTAAAATTTATCAAGCTAAACGGTAAAACTGAATTGACTTCTGACGTTCCTTTGTCTAGGTATTTTGTAATATCAAAAGTGTTTGTACTACCTGCATAAAAATCATCTAATGGTAAAACCTTTATAACGTCTCCTTCGTAAAATGAAGTAAGATTAAACATTTTAAAAATCCCTGTAAGAAAGTCCATTACTTTGATTTCAGGCATTTCGTTTAATAAAGAAAACCAGTAAATATTATCTGTAGTTATTTGTGCTGTTGCAGAAGATGTTCCGCTTCTATTACTTGCTACATCTCTAACAATAAAATCAATATCAAAAATAGCCGTATCTGAAGTTATTATAAAAACCCTTAAAAGGTTTGCATTTCCAAACGGTTGCGAAAATAATTCGTAGTTATCGTTAAATGAAATAGGAGTTGAGCTTCCTATGTGTTCAGAACTATGTACTACTTCATTTCCATCCTGAATAACAACTTCGTATTCAACACTTGAAGCCGTTGAAACTGAAATTTCAATAAATCTATTAATTCCCTCGTCAACAGTTTGATTAATAAACCCGTGATAATCAAACCTGCCGCCATTAATGCCAGATACAATATTACTCCAATTTGTAACTGATTTTCTAGTAATATAATCTTCTGCTAAAAGATTACCTTTTTTTCTATGTAACCAAATATATAGCTTGGTTAGTTTATTATTACTGTTATTGATAAAGTCATCACTAAACTGGATGTGGTATTTTCCCTCAATGGCTCGTATTAACGCATATATACTTATAGCTGGTTTTAATTGGTCATAAACCAAACCCTTTGATTCAGTACCTACCGCAAGGTTGAAGGTGCCTGCGATGTCCGTAGATGAATCGTAATACAGTCGGTCGGTATGGGTTATCAATGGAGCAACTAATCCCCTTGAAACCGTTTCCGTTCCTATAAATATATCCTTCCCCTGTTGTAATAATGTAGATACTTCGGCTGGTGTATATGAGAAAGATACATTTGCAAGAGTTCCCAATGAGCTTAAATCGTCATCTTTAAATGTGTCCTTTAATGAACTCATATTACCAAAAAAAGTAAGTCTATAATTTACAGGCTTATTGTCTTGCATTTGTACACCCTCCAGCTTAATATTCCCGACCTTAAAAGGGGTGTAATTTAATTCTAACGTAGAGGGCTTTTTGCTTCTTGCATCAAACCCCTTTATATTAAAATTATAAAAGTGCTTAAATATCTTGTTATTGACCGTGCTGGCAGGGACATTAAAAGTACGTGTATAATCAGTAAAGACCTTTTCCAAGTCTTGAACATCTTTAATACTTTGTTTAAGTACTACGCTTTCATTGTCGTGTAGCTCTACCTGTTGCCCATCTATATATAGTTGTAGTGAAATCATTAACGCACATTGTTTATTTTGTTAAATGCAAACTCAAATCCTACTGTATAATCAATTAACCTATCGTTTAAAACGTTTTTAAGGGTCATATCTTTACTCGAAATGATAACGGGTAGAGTTTTATTCTCCCACCTAATCCAAGCGTTCTCAGATAAGAACAGTTCTTCTAATGCACTATTGAAATCTTCCTTTACATAGCCAGTATTTAAAGTGATTTTAGTAGAACCGTTTACATTATATCTTTGTTTTTGTCCTTCATTCGTTCCGTAGGTTAGAGTATTGGTGTCTATTGTGTTTCTTTTGTAGGTTTCATCCTTTACATTGAAGCTTTCAGTAGTCTTTTTAAAGAAATATACGTCCTGATATGTACCTAACTTGTTTACAAACGTTACTTTGTGTGGTGTAAACTTTGGCTCACATACATTATTAACCGTTACCGTCTTTAAAAGTGTGGTGTCATCGGTTGCATATATCTGTACAGAACTTTTATTAGCTGGAATTGTTAGATACTGAATCTTTTGGTTGGAGTTTCCGTTGTCTGTTATTTCGGTAGTTACTGAATCAATGATAACTTTACCAACACCCTCGGCAAATATTGGAAGTTTACCTGCTGTCCCTTCTGGTAGATACATATTGAGACTAGTCTGTAAAAGGTCAGTACTTAATGCTGGGTTTATTTCTTCCTGAAAGTCTCCATATCCATCAAAAGCCAAATACGTAAATGTTTGAGTTCCGTTTGATTCATAGATTGCTTGCGTTGCTTCTTCGTAATAATCTACAACCGCAGAAACCCAGACAGAGTTACCTATATAGTCATTATCAAAAGAGGTTACAAGGTAATCCTTGACAAGTTGCCCAATTTCCAGCACAATGTTATTCTGTGAAGATATTCTATCTTTGCTTATCTCGTACTTTAAGTCTCCATTTGAAAAACTTCCCGAAGTTCCAGAGTACACGTATAATTTTAAATTTACTTTTTGTAAAGCCATTTTTATTTTTATTAAATATTACCACCACTACCACCAGTAACAGAACCACAATTCCAAATCACAGAATCCTGAACTATTCCATTTTCATCAATCTGTATAGCGTAGAAATTATATAAAGCATCCCCAGTTGTTTGGGTTGTTGTTATTACATACCATCTATTTAAGCCAAATACAGGGGTAGTTCCGTAACACATTCTGCTACCGTATTCATATCTTGCAGCTGCGGCACTTGATGCGTTTGTTGAAACTTGGTTACTTGTTTGCCAGTATCTTCCTGCTTGCTGCTCGTAACATATATCTTGCACCGAAGAATATCCTTGGCTTAAAAACACCGTAATAGTACCACAGTCTGCTTGTTTTGCAGGTTGTGTTATATCAACTGGGCAAGTAATATTTGCCCCTCCAGAGTTGCTGAAATTAGCAGGAGGAGGAGTTATTGTAAGGGTTATTGTTCTTGGCGTATCTGTACTTACTTGTAAAAATGATTGTGGACTCCAACTAACTAACGTTCCCAATGTTAAACTAGGCGCAGCAATGTTTCCGCTATCAGATATGTAGGTTCCAGTTATTTGTGCATCTCCACAGGTAAATTCTGGGAGGGTAGTTGTTGCAGGTTGTGAATATGTTACATCACAGTCAAATGTCCCTGAGTTGGTATATCCTAAAGGAATGTTGAATCTGTATGTTAATACAATAGGGATAACAGAACCAGTATTGTTTGCACCCACATTTAAACTTGTAGTAATATCAGTTGCACCATAAAGAAGTTTATTTAATCCAAGACCACCAAGACCCCAAGTAGATTTATGTACCGTTCCATCTTGTTCTATCCTACCTGTTCCTGCTGTAATATTAGCATCATCACAATCAAAATCATCACAGCCAGAAGTAGTAAATGTAAATGAATCCGAACCCCCTTTGCAAGTGGTTGAATTGCCCCTAGCAATAAGAAAAAATTCAGCAGTTACGCAAGAGGTAGAAGATTGAATTGTACAGATAATATTAGGATGCGTTCCAGATGTTGAAGCAATAACAGAACCGCTTCCGCTTATTCTATCTACATCAATACTTCCAATACCATCAGTACCAGCAACAAAAAATTGAGATGCGTTAAAGGTTTGTACAGAAGAAGGTGCTACTCCCGAAATGTCTGGAACTGTAACACCTGTATAGGTAGGACATAATGGGTTTTGTGCTGGGTCTTGTGCTGGCGGTCTAACTGGCTGGTCGAATGTTTGCACACAATCAATTGTAGAATCGTTTGAATTTGTATAATTTACTGGTATAGCTATAGTGTAGGTTACGCTTCTTGGTATTACACTAGTGCCAGTATTTGGAGAAAAGGTATAAGCCGACTGGTCTAATATAGCACCGTTTCTAATGTTTGGATTGTTTATTATTCCTGTACTATCAACAGAAAAGTTTTGAAGCAATGCTGTATCACAAGTAAAAACACCTAGCGTTTGAGTTGGCTCTGTAAATTGTAGAAAGTATGGGCTTCTAACGTTTATTTTTGTGCTCATTATTTTTTATTTAATGTAAATTGTAAAAACTCTTCTACGTCTAATCCGTATGCTTCTAGTAGCTCATCTGGTAGCTTTTTAAATCCTTGTTCAAATGGTTTGGTAAAGAATAGGCTAGGCTTTAAACCTTTTTTCTGTATGCTTCTTGCTATTAAAAAACCTAATGTCATATATCCACCCTTTTGGAATCTACCTTTTGAGTCTCTTAATTTAAGACCTTTTGCTTTTGCCCATTCTGCTAACGGTTTAACAGGTGGCATTTTACTTTTATAACTATAAGGGGTGTCGTATTTCTTTTCAGTACCGCTTACTCCTTTATCCTGAAAATTACCATAACCTAAATCCCAGCTTAATTGAAACGAATTGGGGCTCACTTTTAAAACACCATCTAACTTCTTATAAAGTCCCTTAGAAACGTTCTTTTTACCCTTAGTTAATCTGCTTCTAGATTGTTGTGCAACAAACTTTCTAAACTTCTCTAAGGATTCTTTGGTATTTGTTAACATACAGTCATATCATTTTGTACTAATACATCAAATGTAGCAGCCCATCCAGCCAGCTTGTTTTCGAATCTATCTACAAACGGCTCACATCCTACTGCTCCATCTACTTGGAATAGGTCAGTATATAAATCTCCTCTTTGTAGTATCGATACAACCCTATTAATAACTTCTAACTGGGTATTTAAAACATCTTGTTCATTATCATTGCCTACAAATATATCCGTAACCTCGTCTTTGCTTTCGTCTACAATATCCATCGCCAGTATGCTAATGTTAAACGTCATTGTATTTGATGCTACATTGCAGTTGTTTACTATTATGTGAG